ATTTGTTAACGAAAGCCTTTGCAACGGATGCGGTGAATTTAAAGCTATCCATGCTATTATAGAAATCCTTCTCGAGGTCAATATCATCTTTCAGTCTCTGACCGACATTAAGTACGTCTGCCAGTGTTGTCTGACCGGAATATGCCATCTGAGAGAGAATCTCCAAGTTAGTCCCAAGTTGAGCAATCAGTTCGATGACCTGATTAGCCATGTTTATCCCTCCTTTAGTAAAATATAATCGGTAAGCGAGATAACCCGCTTACCGATTATGATTATTCTTCCTCGTCATCATCGTCTTCGTAACGTTCTTTTTCATAATCGTTATATACGTGACGTACGTAAAAATCTTCGAAGCTGAGGACTCTACCCTGCAGTAACTTTGCTAGGTACATAGTAATTCCATCATTGATTTCGTTCAATGATTCTTCATCACGTATGTCCTCCTCATCGACAGATATCAGAATATAGTTCTTACTCTGAGTCCGGATTTCGATATTATGAGAAATCAGAAGTATGATTCCATTGACCGGTTCTATGAGGTCCGAGCGACAGATGACAGCTACAACCTTTTTACCATCAATCATGTCAAACCTATCGCTTGAGTTGATAGGGAAGAACTTGTTGATGTTCCTAAGGATGTCGCATAACGTCAGTCCGTTCTGGTCCAAATTCATATATACGATCTGAATATCGCTTACTGACTCAGGAAAAAATGTCTTGATAAATGCTTTCTTATCATTCATGCACATAACATCCTTTCGAGGTTGTGAATTTTTAAATCATTATTCTCTTCCTCTAGAATATTATCAGTTAGCCGGAGAATTTCAAATTATCGAACTGGTGCGTATCGGCACTGCCTTTGCACATGATGAAGTATTTACCCTTCTTCAGTTTATATTCCTTGATAGTTGTATATCCAAGCTTCCTATAGAGGTTAATCGCGGGCTTATTGTCAACCTTCACGAATAGATAGATACCTTTCCCGGGGAATCTCTTCTTCACATCAGAATGCATCACACCCATTAGATTGGTTGCAAGCCCTTGACCTCTATATGCTGGATGGGTTTCAACGTCAGATACAAGAATCCAATCGAAGTTCTCTCGGCTATAATCATGTATCTTCAGTGATGATATAGTCATACCATCTTTATTCTGGAAGAGGTATGTATTATCATACTGCTTGAGTTTATACTCTAACATAATTACTCACCTGATTCGACGGCCTCTGGTTCGACTTTAGCCTTTGCGGCTTTCTTCATTTGCTTTTCAGCCTTTTCCTTCTCTTTTTCCTCCTTGGCCATAGTACCACGGTTGGTAGAGATAGTTTCAAGCCATTCCTCTTTTACTTCCGGTAACGGTGTACCTTCGTTGATATTAAGGTAAACAAACTCTGGATTCGCAGCCTCAGACTGTAAGTCACCACACTGCATCGAGAGCTGAACCTTGAGAGCCAGCTTCTTCTGAATGTGCTCAGCTTTAGTTTCAATAATGTACTGATAGTGCTCATAAAGCTTCGCATAGTCGAAAAAGATATGCTGTAAAGGAATGAATACTTTATGACTGTCCACCAATTCATGCTGGGTTTTACTAAGCGGGATGAGACCCACAAGCCCAGCATAGTGCAGTTCCATGACACTTTCTGCAATATCGAGCGTATTAAGGGGTTCATTTTGCTCCTCTCTCCTCAGAATCTCCAGGTCTACGATATCATAGAGTGGAAATGGTTCATGATGGATTTCGACTGAATATTTCTTGCCCTCACCTTTTGTTACCGCGGGCAAGATGGCACAATGTACCATGTTGTACTCGTTCTTGAGAAGTGCGATATAATCTTTATACTCAGTAGAAGCTCTGATATAACGCTCGCACTGCTTGATAAGCTTATCTCTCTCACGATTGTTTCTTATAAGGTGTACGGTTCTTTCGGGCATCTCATCAACGGTAACGTTGATGGTTTTCGTCTTTCTCTTTGGTACCCTGTCCGCACTAATATTTCTCATTGATATAACACTCATTTTGCTGAAGTCTCCTCATCAATGATAGCCAGAAGCCTAGCCTCGTATGCTTCGACACATTTGCATATCTGACCATAGGCTTCTGTCGTATCATGAATTTCTTCCGTTAATGTCCTATACATAGATGAACCGCGTTCATATTTAGCTTTTGCCTTTTCAAGCATAGTAATAGTGGATGAGTACTCAATCTTTAGTCGTCTATAACAGTTGAGACTGTTTGTGACGGATTCACGTGATGCATCTATCATAATCTTTACCTCATAATTATTAGTAGTGAATAACGGTTAGAAAAGGTCGTTGATATCGTCCTTAGTGATAAGCGTCAGATCACTTTCATCAGGAACGATTGGAATATGCTCTGGTGGAATCTCTGGTTCATCAACACCTTCAATCTTATCGAGATATGCGACGAACAGATGATACTGTCTGAATCTGAAATGATTCTTCTTTTCATCATAATCACGTTTAGTCGTATTGAAGAGTGTAATCTTGATGGAATCTTCCGGTTCTACCTCATCTGCAGGTGGGTCGGTAGATACATACAGTTCATTAGATTCGAAAAGAATCCTGTTGAACTTACCCTGGTAGTCATGATAACCAAAGTCGATTTCATCCCAGCCAATTTCAATCTTATCGATAGTTTCAACCAGTGTTTCGGTGGACTCATATCCTTCATAATATGTATCGGTCGCATACCCGAAGAAGAAGAGCCTGAATGGGATTTCATCATGTTTAACAGTACGTGTGATGGTGGAAGTACCTGGCTGAATCTCGATTGTGGTATACTGCCAGTGGTCATAGTTGGGGCTCTCTGGAAGGTCAGGTCTATCTACTGGGAGGTAGAACTTATGAACTTCCTCACCATCTTCCAGACTAGGGAGCTCTACCTTTTCGTAGTCCGTGAAGAAAATAGATGGACAGAAATACTTAGTACCAATAACTGGGTCAAAGTCGTGGGTTGGGGCTACTGTATCATCCTCCATAAACACGTATCTATATGTCATTGGTGTTGACAGTGGATACTGCTTATAGCATGTCATAAAGTCCTCAAAGCTGTGGAAGCCATATGCGATGATAGAGTTAGCATAGTCCTTGAGTTCTGGGTCAGTGATAAGTGTAAGGAATCCTTCATTATCAATACATGGGCTATATGGCACGTATACATAATCGAGAAGCTTCTTCTGGAACATCTCGAGAATACGGTCCCTAGTAATATTGAATGATGTGAAGAGATATCCCTTATCATTCCAGCGGACATAAATATCGTGTGTATTATTAGTGTCAGTGCCTGGAGCACATTCATCGCAGAGTACCTCGCATGTCTTACAACCGCAATTACAGCTACCGTAATAGTCATATGCAATGAATCCATTAGGGAATGTGAATGTGGCAGTATTACCATCACCACGGATAATAGCAAGCTCGTTGAGATTGTTTACTGGGAGCTCATAATATCCAGGATAGAGAATCTTAACGATACTCTTGATAGGTGTAAGATCAGTTACCAGACGATGGATATCTGATACATAATTAGCATTTAATGAAATCGGAACCAGGAATATATTTGCGAATTTAACCTTGGAGGCTATTTCATATACATCGTCATATGCACCAGGGAAAGTAATAAAGACAAACAATGATGAGGACGCTGGGTCGCTCAACATTGGAATTGCGGTATAACCACCCTCCGGATCAGGAGGCTGAAATATACCTGTTAAAGCGAGTAATGGTATCATTATCGTTATCTCCTTTCACAAGGTAATTATAAGGGTGTTTCTGGTTCAGCTTGATAAGAACAATGCCGGAAACAGTTCGATAACCTAATTGAAAGGTGGTGTGACTACAAATGGCTAGTACCGAAATATCCGGTAGAATATTTCAAAAGAGTCTTATGGAAATGATTCATGGACTTGCTTGGAAGAATGGTTACTTAGCTAAGAAAGAAGAGGCTAAATGTGATAGAATCTATACTGATAGGTACGAATCTGCTGCCAGAAAACTTCTTCAATATTATTCGGTGTCTGACCTTAAGAAGATTGCCGATTGTAATGAAACCCGATTCAATAATTTATTGAATGAACTGAAGCCTGAACTTGCACATCTCCGTGATTATCTCATTACATTCTGGTCGTATGAGGAGCCCAACGCATATTACCGTATGTTATATGGTAAACCACCGTTGGATTTTGAGCCGAAATACGGCGTGTATGTGCAGCGTGATAATCCATGGGGATTGGATCATAGAGTCCCTGTCCATGATGCACCATTCAACATTTTAGTCTTGGTTGAAAATGCTGGGGTATTGGATTATTATAAGAACCTGATTGAGCAGGATAAGACATTTCTATATGTAACTCATATGACACATAGAAAGATTTATCCATTCGTAGCCAGACTTGCTCAGGACTTCGATCTTTTATATGTACCAGAAGCAGAAATAAGCGTATTATCACGTGATTTCCGAGAAACATATCAGATGTGTCGCGATTTCATTGTGATTAGATATTACTCTGAGGCATACTACAACCGGTATGAATATTATGAAGGTATGGTAGGTATGTCAATACTCTTTCAGACCATTCAGCAGATGCACGTTAAATATCTCGAAGCCGATATTACCAGAGACTTCTATGATCTCGACTCGATTAAAATCGTATATGAGGCATATTCGGTACCGTTCTTTGAGAATATACCAATCTTCTATCACCAGAAAATTATTAAGGCGATGAACCGCCTGCTTATGTATAAAGGCGGAAACCAGGTATTCTTTGACCTCTGTGCATTGTTCGATTTTGAATCCTTAGATGTATTCAAATACTACCTATGTAAGACAAATGCACAATATGATGAAAATGGTCGACCTATAATCGTCCCTACTCCAAGTGGCAATATCGATTACGAGCAAACATATAAGGTCTTCTTTGCTAAGGGACTTTTGGACGGTGATCCATTTCTCGATATCACTAATGAAAACAATCATCTTGACTATTGGCCAGTTACGGCAGCGGATCCATATTGGATTAACGATGAAGACCTCATACAAAAAATTTACCGTACGGATTACAACTATACTGAGACCAAATATATCGGTCTTCAGATGGTATTCAGTATGACAAAGTTTATGTTCGAGAGCTGTTACTTCATGCAGATGCTTGCACATAACAGACGAACGGTTTCCTATATACGCGTATCGCATGGCAAACTTGGGGCTGAAATTGACCTGTTTACACTGGTCGTTTATATTCATGCCATTATATATAGACGGCTTGGATACGTCGGTAATATCCCCAGAACACTTGAGCAGCGTGGTCGAGTGATGGGATTTAACTTTAAAGACGACCTTAGGCATGTAATTGAGGACCTTCGATACCATGAAAGTGAATTTCATAAATATCATTCATCATCCAGTACAGATATTAAGGTACATGGTCCAAATGTGCAGGTTAACAACGATAATATCGTTGAGGGCACAGCACGTATCAGTGACGACGGGTTTATTACGTTCACTCCTAATAAACCGGTAGATGGTGTGCATCCTAGCAGTGGTAAGGTCTATGTTGATACGGAAAAGCACAAATCGTATATATGGGACATAACCCTCGACAATCCAAGATATGTGGAATATATCGTGGATAATAAACATCATGAAGATTTAGATGGAGATGACCATAAATATAATGTCGGATCAAATATTTATGATGACCTGATGATGATTAGAGACACTTGTGATGTATCCAACTTACTTGACATCCTTGAGAATATGTATATTACAAACGACAGTTCATGTGTTAAAGTATATAATAACATCAAAGAATTGTATCAGCTTCTTGAGGATAGAATTCTGAGATGTAAAGACCCCGATACATATTTCGCATATAAGCATCTTTACAAACTGCTCCTTACAACCGAAGAAACTGCGGACATATTCCTTAAATCGGACGGTACCGTAGCGGATAACATAATCGAACTTCTCGAAGACTTGAACCCATCATTATCTGTCAGAATATCCATGATGACGGATACACAATTGGTACAAGAATTACAATACTCACTTGCTGCACTTGAAAAGATAGGTGCCGAACTTAAGTATATCCAGAGTTATGGTGGTATGCATGGTAAGATTATCAGTGAATATCTCTATCAGCTCATCAGGGTATTTAAATCCGCTAAGGTTGACCTTGTGGATTTTAGAGCCATCTATGTTATAGATGGCCGTATGACTAACTTGATTAAGTTCATGGTGAAGTTAAAGCTTCAATCAATGGAGCGAGATTTACCTAACGGCTCCACCATCGACCTTATCGACGACGTCCGTCTAAGAATGATTGGCGGATGTAATCGTGAGAATAAGTATGACTTATTCATCGCTAGAAATTCAGTTACTGGTAATTCTGAGTATAGGTCTCATACATGTACGGGACTTATGTCTAGACCACAGTGTGCTAATTGCACCGAGAAAAATAAGAAATGTGGGTGCGTAGTTCGAGAACCATTTATGTTCGAGAATAAATTTGACATGCTCTTCAGATTAAGTCGATATGTCGAAGATGATTTCGCTGAAGACTTCAAAGATATTATCATCAACAGAACGTTCGTCAGACGTCACGCAATCGCTAATGACAAACTACCACTTATTGATGATATCAATCTCGCTATTAGGGATTCTATCATTAAAGATACAAACATGTTTGTAGATAAGTTAATCAAACTTGAATGAAAGGAATGATTATAATGGCACAGATTTTAAAGGATAATCTTGGACTCTGTGAGATGATTAATCGTGACCAGGAGATTATTGCTAGAAAGCATGGTCTTCCGGTTATGAGAGGCGTTCTCTATAAGGTAAACATGGACTCCAATGGTGACCCAATTTTCGATAAGCTCGAAAAGGTCAATGAAAATACTGTAGTACTCGGAGGTGCCGTTCTTGCACTCGAGAAACTCTTCGGCAGGGGTGCCAAGTACCTCCCAGGTACTCTTAATGAAGAGTATAAAGTTAACGACGCGTTTGATGTCAATCCGCAGCAGACATATATCAGATGCTTTGGCGTAGGTACGGGTGGTGCTCGTGATACAATCGGTAGCGTTCTCGACCCGGACTTCAAGCAGAAGTTCCTGAATGATATGATCCCGTTCAGAATCTCTGATACAGAAGATCTTGCTGATACAATCGACCCCGAAGTTGCAAAGAAGTATTTCTTCAGACGTCAGATTTATGAGAATCCTAAGCCACTGTGGGGCTGGTATCTCAAGGAATTTGAAAATCCTGATTCTATACCTCAGCCTTCATCATACTGGAAAGATGTTCCGGATCCTAACTCTCTCGGTACGGAAGTAAGTAGTAATCCAGAACCATATACACTTATCGGCGAGAATGATAACCTCATCGAATGTTTCGGTGAATGTATCATCAAGCTCGAAGAAGATGACCTCAGACCTTGGTTCCAGTATAACGGTAGCCTTCCTACTGCACGATATAATACATTTGGTCTCTTCACTGGAGCGAAGACACCTATCGTATCAGGATATGTTGACTATGTTGGAGTAAGACTTTTCTCAGTGGTTAACTTCAACAACGTTGCCCTCGATATGCCTACATCTGCAACATATCTCTATCGTGTATATGCTGCTATCTAAATTACTTAAAAGAAAGAAGAAATTTATTGCTGTGCATGTAAATGGCTTTGTCAATTCAGATGGAACTGAGAATGTACATGGGAGGTTTCAATACGACTTTGAAGAATCACTCGTAGGATTTACGTCGAAATTGAAAATCATAGACACCATCAGTGGACATTATTATGTTAACACTATAGGACCTGAGTATAGATCAGAGAACTGCAGCTCAGTTAATATGCTCGAAATCTTTCAGCGGTTAAATTTATATATCCGCACTAACAACTTCAATAATGAGAGGATTATGTAATGTCGCCCTCAAGCATTATATGCGTTTATCGCACAGGGATTGACTTTTCTATTTTGGACAATGCCGGTATGAGACACCTCATCAACGCATATGGGCGATCCTCCTCCTCTCTAAACTGTCGTCATGGCAGGACCTACCTAAATACAACGATGATACCCGGATGCCTCCGTATGGGCATCCGGGTATTTCGTATCGTTTAAATGTCAAACTATATATCCTTACATGGTAAAAAAGACCGATGAGGTCGACAAAATGTCTAATATTGTAAAGGAGGTAGATTTCTATGAGACATCGTAGAATCCCCACTAAGGAGAATTATTATCTCGATATTGCAGAAGCAGTTGCAGGAAGGGGTACATGTATTAGAAGATGCTTCGGTGCGATTATAGTTAAGGATGACAGAATCATATCCACTGGATATGTTGGAGCACCTAGAGGTGAAGAGCATTGTTGTGATACCGGAAAGTGTATTCGACATGAATTGAATATACCATCTGGTGAACGATATGAATTATGTAAGAGTGTCCATGCCGAGATGAATGCTATCATAAATGGTACTGCATCAGATATGATTGGTTCGACTATGTATTTAGTTGGAAAACACGTCACTGATGACGGCACACTCGGAGAGTATGTGGATGGTACATCACCATGTAAACTGTGTAGACGTATGATAATCAATGCACGTATTGCTTATGTGGTAATAAGGAATGCTGATGGTATTACTTGGAGAAAGTATCCCGTATCCGAATTACCTGAATATAAATAACTTTAACTTTAAGATCTTAGGAGGGTCCAAATTATGGCAAAGAAATCAATGGATAATATTGAGGTTAAGATGGGAGACCCAACGTGGGTAATTCCAGCTATCAATAATCTCACTACATATTCGACCGACGAACTTGTTGACCCAGAGGGCAAGTTCTCCAAGTATGCTATTCAGACATACGGTAAACTTGGTTACTTCACTGGTACAGAATCCGATGATGATTACGAACTTAAAGGCGTAATTGATTGTAAAGACCCGATTCTCAGTGAAGAAATTCAGGCTCTTCGTCGTAAGATTTATGATATGAATCCAAAGGGTAGGAGATATGGTACTGATATTATATCAGCACATGTATATACCCGTGACTTTGATAATGACTGTAGAGAGGATATGCTTACTGGTAAAGGTTTTAGGATATCCAATCACGAGTCGTTCGATAAGAAGAATCAAAAGATACCAGACGGTCTTCAGAGC